ATAAAATTGTTTATTACAAAATTCTTTTATTCTTTGTCTTTGGCTGGAGTCCATTCAATTAATTTACTGCTTATATCTGTGTCATGTTGAATTTCTTGTCTTTCAACATAACCTCTTTTTTTTCCTAATGTTTTTAATAAGAATATAGTCGCTGTGGTATTACCTTCTTGAATCTGTTTATGTAACTGACTTTCAGCAAAATCTAATGTTACATTTTTCAGATCATCAACTTTGCTTTTATATTCACTATCTGCATTATACCAATTATAATGCGTTTGTCTGTCAATCCCTACTTGCTTACACGCTGTCGTAATAACACCTAATGATTTTTCCAATGCTTTTATCATTTGCGCTTTTTTAGGTGTCGAATTTTGCCGATTTTCCATTTGACAAAATTATAAAAAAAAAAGAGTAGGAAATAACAGTGAATCACTGTTTGTTATTATTTGCAAACCTACTCCTTTTAAAACCAAATAAAAAAAATTATTCTTCTTTCAAATTTATTTGTATTTGTGGTCCATTCGGACATGCTGGGCAATCTGGATCTAATTCATAAGTTTTTTTATCATTTGGATTCCAAATAAACATTCTTTCAAATGCAAATGTAATTAGCCATTCAAGATCATCATTTGATAAAGTATTATATAATTCAACCAATGCATCGGTTCTTGTTTTTGTTTCTTTAGCCATTATAAAAAATTCTAGAGTTAAACAATATATTTAATTTTTCATTGTGCGATCCTTTAATTTTTCCGCAAATTGGAATGCACTCTGTAACCACTTCGACACCTGGTCTAATTATTTTTGTGTTACTTAATTGAACTTCACGATTTAAGATTTCTGTTTTTCTACCTGTATAACCTAAAACCTCCCTATCTGGTTCATCTAGTTTAACATGGCCAATTAATTTACCCCTAAGGTAATAATCGACCATGTAACCATGTATTTCAAATTCTACTTTCATATTAATAAATATAATTTGGTACATCTTGAGTCTCTTCAACTCTAAACTTATCATATACCTTTCTTAAAAGATTTGACCATTCATCTGATAAAAATACATTACCATCATTTGTTGCAATATTATAAAGCAAAAAACCTAATCTTCCTAAACCATCTTGTAAAGTTTCATAGTGATCATCTGAATCTTCCATGTTGTAATTGATTAATTCATTTTCTTGATATTGAAGATTAAATGCAGTTCTATTAGCAACGTAACCATACCATAATGCTCTTGCTAATGTTTCTCTTGAATCTTCATAAGAAAATTTAGATCTTTTTTCAAAGATTTCTGTTGTTTCAACGAAATTTAAAATTTCTTCGTTTGATGTTAAAGTGTTAGTCATTTGATTTAACTCTTTTTCTGTGATTAATGCTACTGACATAATTTTTTTTTTATTGATTTATACTTCAAATATAAAAAGAATATTTTAAATGGCAAAATATTTTTTAAAAAAAAAGAAAATTTTTTAGATTTTTTTATGTTTTTGATTTAAAAGCATGGGAACAGCATTGATCCAGTTGATTTTATGGTGGATTCTTTTATTCTTTGTGCCCATCATTTTAACCTTTATTGATGATGGATTATACATGACACTCATAAATGATTTAATATATGTCCCATAATCTAAATAAACATCACTTAAACCGCCCTCTGTTACTAATGTTGGTGCTTGAGTAACTGAAATATTAGGAATAGTATAAAATAAATCACCCCTACTGCCCAATAATACATAGGTTGTACAATCTTCATTTAATCTTCCAACAAATTGAAATCTTCTTTTTGTAGAACATAAAAAGGTATTCATTGCTTTTCTTTTCATTCCACACCCTTTGTTAATTATATGTGCTTCTGTGCCACCAATAAAATCACCTCCCTGAGCAAATGCTATTGTTTTAACATTAATTTTTTTATAATATTTTAAAAGAATATGAAACATTGCATCTAAATTCCTAACAACTCTGCTTTTGTATTGTAATTTATGATTAAACTTGAAGTTGAAATCAGAATAATCATCACAGAAAATAAAAAAATATTCATAACCTTTCTGCTCAGCTAAATCAAATATTGTATTTGCTGAAAACAATGTGCTTCGTAAATCCCCCGTATTATCGCCAGAATCCATCGTTTTAGCGACTTTCTTTTTATCAAATACTAAAACCTTATCGCCAAATTTTTCAATGTAGCCATCTAATTTTTCATCTGTATTATCAGCAACCAAAAAAACTTCACCTTTAAAATTATTTTTTTTTAACATTCTAAAGGTTTTATTTTTTTCTGGTCTCCCATAAACCATTATAAATATTGCAAAATCATACTTCATTCTCGGATTCAAATAATTTTCCAAATTCATAGGTTAAATCAACAAACCCTTTGTCTATTGCTGAATTAAGATCAATTAATATTAAAGCGGAATCTTCCATTAATTCCTGAATATCTTTATCAGCATGTGCATAAAACTCAGCAATTTTTTCATAATTAAAAACCACATGTCTATTTGCACCATAAATTAAAAACCTTTTGACATCATCATCAATATCCATTTTTTCAATTTTATCAATCAAATAATTCGCTTTATCAACATTATATAATTCATTTACGTCAGGATTTTCACCTTTTATTTCATATTGAGGTGATACAATTTTTTTTGATACTAATTCCTTTTCCTCATCTTCTTTTGGTACATCTAAACCCCATTCATCTAATTGATCAACATCCCATTCATTCGCTAAAATATCCCAATCCCATTCGCCATATCCAATATTATCTTTTACTATAAATTCATTTTTCTTTTCATCACTCCAATTTTTTGCAACACTAATATAAACCTGCTTCAATCCTGCTTCTTTACATGCTCTTAATCTCATATTACCACCCAATACCATTAAATTTTCATCAACTACAATTGGTCTTTTTTCTAACATTTCTGGGAATTTTTTAATTGACTTAACTAATTTCTTAAATTTAGATTCTGTAATATATCTTGGATTATTGGGATTTTCTTTTAATGATCCTATTTTAACCTTTTCCATACTAATTACTTTGCTCGTACAAATATAAATAAAGATCCCAGATTTTTTGACTGGCAACTTTTTGATTTTTATAAACTAAAGGTGATTTGGTTATTTTACCATTATTATCAACCTCTAAAAAACATTCTTTTGAATATTGAATTGCCACTATATAAATTTTAATTCCATTTGCTAAACACCAACTTTGAGCATCAAAATACTTTTGCATTTTTTTTATTTTCTATAATCAATCCGTACCCCAAAAATAAATAATTTAATGCATCTGCGTATCTTGATTCAATTGGCTCTGCTTCATCCATGTTTGGATTATGAGCATGGGTTAATATTGCTTGAATGTGTTTATGAAAAAATACTGCCCAAACTTCCATAGGTTCTAAACCTAAACTTTTAGCTGTATTTTTAAAATTATAAAAAACATCTTCATCTTGATTTGTATATTCTGGTTGTTTTTTTGACATGATTTCATTTGCCAAATCCAATAATTTTTCTTTTTGTATTTTAAAATCTATATTATCCATATTAAAAGGGTATATCGTTATCTTTAATTATTTCAAACTTTTTATCTGAATTTTTAACTTCTTTATAAATCCCACCATTTAAAAAATCTGGTGCTATTTCAAAATAACCTAACTGGCCATTTTCTTTTCTTTTTACTTTCTCAATAAATATTTTTACAGAATCAGATCCAAAACTTGTTTTTTGTCCGATATTTCTATAAACTATTAAACCATTATATGCTTTATTAAAAAAATCAGCACTTCCAGAAATATCATATAATGTTGGTTTTTTATATTGACCTCCTTCACTTTCAATTTTTCTTGGATGCGCCACTAAAAATAAATGAGTTTTAGTTTGCTGACAAAATTGAGTTATTTCAGATAATGTTCTGCCTATATATGAATGATCTCTTTGTGCTGAGTGATCTAACATATTCCATGGGTCAATAACACAAACATTAATTCCTTTTTGAAATACTAATTGTCTAAATGCATCTAATATTGCTTTTAATGTTAATTTTTCTAAATCAATTTTTATCCAATAAAAATGTTCCTCAATAAAATCTTTAACTTCATTTAAATCATCATTATTACAATTTTTAGACATTAATTTATTTGCAATTCTTTTTATATGCCCTTCGTATGGGTATGATTCTGGTGAAAACATTGCACATCTAAAATCATGTTGCATTGATATATTGCACAAAACCTGATCTAAAACATCTGATTTACCACTATTGGGTATACCACTAACCACAGACCATTCGCCCATTGACATTTTAAAATAATCATCAGAACCCTTTAAACCAATAGAATAATTTTTAATACCATTTTCATTAAAACTTAAAACATTCTGCCAAATATTATCAATATTTATAACGCCATGAATTGGAAAATTTTTTGCTTCTGCAATTTTTGTTCTTAAAAATTCCGCACCCATTTCAACCAAAACTTCATTGGCATCTTTATATTTTTCAAAATCTACATATTTACATCTATAAGATCCTAACCTTCTAGCTAATTCATTTCTTAATGACAAACCAGCATCATCATTATCTGTACATAAAATAATTTCTTTTTTATTTACAAAATATTCCCAACAATTATCTAAATAATCTAATTTTTGATTTCCTTTATTTGCGCCATTTGGTACTGATACAACAGAATATAAACCAGTTTCATGCAAACTTAATGCATCAACTTCACCTTCAACAATGTAACATTTTTCACTTTCTTTAATATTATTTAAACCAAAGAAAATTAATTTTGCACCAGATACTAATTTAAAATTCTTTTCACCATCTCTAAATTTAATATTTACAATTTCATTATCATCAAAATAATTAAAATTTATACATCTTCTTTTTGCTTGAACTTGTGGCATAAATTCTAAAGATTCGCCAATTTTATAATGTACCAAAGTCGATTCGCTAATCCCTCTTTTTTTAAACCAATTAATAATTCTTTCAGTTAAATTTGAATTTACTTTTGGTGGTATTACAAATTCTTTTTTTTGTTTAAATTTTACTGATCCATTCCAACCGCAGTGATGACAATGATATAAACCATTTTCAAGATCAACAGACAAACATGGATCTTTTTTATTCTTTCTATTAGGTGAACAATTTGGGCAAATTGTTTTAAATTGACTTTGATTTGTTTTTACTTTAATCCCTAATTTTTCAAATTCCTCAGTATATTTCATAAATAATTTTTTAAATATAAAAAAAAAATTTAAATATTTAAATCATTTAAACATAATAGTTTGTGCTTTTCTAAAACATAAGCCATGACTCTTGTTTTTCTCAGATTACTTTTTTTAAAAATCATGTTATTTGTTGCAAATCCTTCAAATCTATATTTAGGAAATTTAGCAGAAAACAAAGCAAATAATTGACACTCTGATTTTAATCTTTCAGGAATCATTAATGGATTATTTTCATTTCTATTTACTTTAACATCAACTGATTTACCCCAAATATGTGCATCGTAATAATCATTTCCTTGCCATTTAGAAAAAATATCAATCTTAAAATCTGGAAATAAATTTAATTCCCTACAAAATATAAACTCTGCACCGAATCCAATAATATCTAAATCAGCAACATTTTCTTTGTTTATTGTTCCTTTACCCCTTCCAACTTTACAATTTTGTTTATGCCTACATTTACCAATAAATTCAACAATTTTTTGTTCGACATCATTTAATATAAAAACTTGACCTTTATTCATTTCTTTTATGTTTTATTATTTGCAATATCTCGTTTTCTGTCAATACCAATTCTAAATTATATTCGTTTAATAAATTACCTGTTATTAATTCAGCACCTAATCTTTCATGCCCATTTGGATCAGTATATAAATAAAAATCTTTTAATTTTTTAATTTTTTTATAACCAATTGGTAAATTATTTTTTTTATATATCTCAGCATAACGATCTATATATTTTATATCATTTTTATCTTTATTTCTTAATTTCAACAATGACAAAAAATGTTCACTCCAGAAATTATCATTTCTAATAAATTTTACTATAAGAAATAATTTTCTAAAATCATATTTATCAATTCTATTTAATTTATCTAAACAATCCATCCATTTACTTTTTTGTGCATCTGTTTGTGGTCGATATTTTACAGGAAATAATTTTGTAAAATGTGGCAATATAATTTGAACTGAATCTTTATTAGTATTACTTTTATTAATATTATTATTAGTATTACTTTGTGTTGGATTTTCCGACTTCGGATTTTTCCCACTTCGATTTTTCCGACTAGGGTGTGCTTTTAATTTATAATTATAACCTTTAAATTTTCCCTGATCTTTAACCTTTATTCTTTCTAAATATCCAAAATCAATTAATTCATTAATCTTGGATCTCACCCCATCCTTACCCTCTTTAAAATGATTGGCAATAAATTCTATTGTAATTTTTTGATTTGAATCATGACTAAATAACCATGTATAAAGTCCTGTTGATCCAAGCGAAACCCCTTTATGCCTTAATATATAATTTGGCACAACAGTAAACCTATCAAATTTTTTAGGTTTGATTATTAAATTATATTTCATAAATAGTTTTTACAACTCATCAACAAGTCCCATCACCCTATCACAAAACATTCTCAATTCTGTGTAAACATGATTAAACTCTTCATAAGTCATTTGTTTTTCTTCGTGAAGATACCACAAAAGATCAATTAAAATATTAAATTCATTTTCTGTTGCCTCGCCTACGTATTTATAATTATAAACGAATCCATCCGAACTGCTTTGAGTCCATCTGACTTTTTGTGAATCCTCTGCGAAATAAACTGATCTAGTCCTTCTCATTATTAAAATATTGGTCTATTATTGTTATAATTTCATCAAAGTTATTCATCCATAGTGCCTTCCAGTTATTTTCATTTAATTGTGCTATCCAATTTTTTTGATTTTCAGATGGTTTATTGTAACCAACTTTTAATTCAATGGCTAATCCATTATAATACTTATTAGGTGTAAAAATCATTACATCTGGAATCCCTGCTTTTGCGCCTAAATATTTTAATTTATATCTTTCAAAAGGTGATCTTTTCCCCTCATTACTTACATGGGTAAATAAAGCATCTGGATAATTTAATTTTAAATAATACATTACTTTATTTTGTAACTTATCTTCTTTGCCTAAATATTTTTCAAAAGGATTTGCCATTAAATTTATTTACAAAATTAAAGAATTTTATTCCAATTCTGATAATATGTAAATAAGTTCATTTAATTCTGCAATTTTCCCATCTTTTATTTTTAATTCTAAATCCTTTTTTTCAACTGCAAATAATAAATCATTATATGCTCTAACTAACTGAGTTGCAGTCATTTTCTCTTTTAATTTATTATAATGACTAAATTTATTTAACAAAGAATCAAAGTCATGTTTTAACTGTTTATCGGTCTCTGTTAAGTTATTAACCATTTTAATTCCATGCATTGCTGTCGCATGATTTTTATTCAATGATTTCGCTATTTTACTATATGGTAAACCCAGCATTTCCCTTACAATTTTATAATAACAACCTCTAGCAAAAACAACTTCATGCCTTCTGGTTGGTTCATCTAATTTTAGTCTAAAATGTTTTTCAATTATTTTTCTAATTTTTTTCATCTTTTAAAACTAATTAAATATGAACCATCTTCACAAATATTATCATGATGAAATAATTTTATTTTACCAGCGACATGATAATCTTTCCAATCCATAAATGCTTGTTTCCATAATTTCCTGCCTATTTCTATAAACTCAGAATCTAAGGTATGCACAACAACAGCATAAGGTGGATTTACTTCACAGCAAATAAATTTAAATTCATCAAAATTTAAAATATCCATATAAAATGCTGCTTGTAAATGATATTTCCATTTAAAAACATCTAATCTAAAAGATTCAGGTGATGCACTCTGGCATGTTTTGACATCAGCAATATATCCAGAAACATGATTAATTATATCTGGTCTAACTCTAACACCAACACCATCATATTCTGTATAATGGGATAATTCAATTTCACCTTTGCTATATTCTTGTGCTAATTTATTTTTTTTAAAATTTTGAATAATATGTTTTATTCTTTCATGATCATAATGAGATAATAAAATTTTACCATCTGATTTTTCCTCTGCTTCTGCTTTTAAAATTTTACCTTCTTTCGTTCTTAAATCTTTTATCAATGGCATAGGATAATAAATATCATAAAATGTTTCGGACTCTAATAATGCTGTATGCACCGCAGTTCCGAAAATCATTGAATCAGTTTCTTTTCTAACTTTATTTAAATAATGATAAACAGATGTCTTGCTTATTTCTTTTAAACCACTTGCACTAATGCTTTTACTTGAATGATATTGATCATTACTATCTTTTATAATCTTCATAAATTGTTTTTGTTAAATTGTAAATGATATAAGGTAAGATTAAGATTTTGCCAACAAAAATGAATAATTTAAATATCTCATCAACCTTTTCTGGCGACCTACCCTGATTACTTCTATATTGTCTCATTTTATTAAATTTTCTTTTAATTTATAAAAATATTTTAAATAAACAAAATAAACCAAAAAAAAAGGCAACCTTTCGATTGCCCATTTTCCTCTTGCTGCTAATATTTAAAAAGGAAGATCATTTGATTCTTCATCTTTATCTTTATTAGTTTGAGGTGGTTGGTATTCATTTTTAGTAATAGATGCCGATCCATCTTGATTGACCCATAAACTAAATTTAAATTGTGTAT